TGCAATACGCATAAGCCGAGTTTTAATCTGAATTAATAAAATAAAAGTTATGCAGAATTGGTATATAAGAATTACAAAAGAAAACCGCGACGAACTACTCAAGTGGTGGGAAGATAAAGTTGGTAAAAGTGATTACGGTGCCCCTAAGATAAATCAATACCTAATGTCTGAAAATCCGGAAGATGATAGTTATTATTGGTCTCAACAAGACACTGATAAATACGGTTTGGATTGGAAACGGGATTATGAACTCATTACATTAGAACAATTCCGTAAAATAACAAACCCTTCCCCAAAACAAGACCCTATGTCAGAAACAACCGCGATTCAAATCAGCCGTAATTTACTCAATGAGTATTACGAAGCATCTACTAACGGACAAAAAGCCTTCCTATCCGAACACTTTAAGTTAGATGGTTCAACCACAGTTGGAGCTATTCGTAAATTATATGAATTGGCTTGTGGTGAATGGAAACCAAAAATCAAAGCAAATCACCCTGATTGTTTTGAACCTGAAAGTAAGGAATTCGATTTTGGGAAATATGTTGCAAACAATAGCAAATGCATTCTAAAAGCTAATGCCGGTGAAGAACTTGGTTTAGGCAATGATTTCATTCAAGTTAGAGTTGATAAATATTCAACTCATTACCATAAAGGATTCTATCTAAGTAGTGAATATAATTGGGAATTAATCACAGATAATAAAAACGAAATCGTATTAGTACCAACTAAAAAGTAAAATAGCAATATGAAAAAACAAAATAGAAATACAATCAATTCATTCAGCACAACATTCGTTTCAGTGTTAGGACAACTCATTATAGGGTTGCTCCTAATAACGATTATTTTTGCGGTAGCAGTTCTTGTAGATCCTGATCTTGTAAAGCCATGGGTAGAGTAGATATAAATTGCACCGTACGCCGTACGTACGTACGCCGTATGTTGTGATATAGTATAGGGTACCACGTGCGTTGATGTCCATATATGGGGCGGTATTATGGTATGCTTGGTCCGATGTAAAATCAGCTCGAAAACACCTCTACACCCCGACGCATATATCCCTATATATCCCCACACCCCCCTCACATTTTCCATTTTGCCAAACATTTTTAAAATTCACAAATCCAAAACTCAAGAGAGCCAAAAATTTTTACCATCGATAAAGTATATATTTATATTTGGAATATTTAAAAATATTTTGTATATTTAACATATGTATTTAGGTCCAACCAAACTTAAATCTATCTAATATGTCTAAACTCGAAGAAATACTTTACGAAGCCAATAAAGAGGGACTACGTGAGTCTGTACTTAAAATGGTAAATACAATAAACCAAACCCATCATCACATGGATATGCAAGACAAAGTAGAACTTGCATATACACGAGTAAAAAATGAAATACAATCAAAACAAAAATAAATGGTTACCCTGAAAAGAATTTCCTTCAAAGAAGCACAACAATACATTTCTACCAAAGATGATTGCCTAGGCTCCGAACCTGCTTTTTTCACATTAAACTCAGGAAACGACGGATGGGAAAATGTTACATACTACACTACCCGTAAAAAAATAGATTACTCAAAAAAAGGAGAAGGCAAATCGTGGGTATATATATTATCTAGTCCATCATCCCCAGGTTTACTTAAAATTGGTTATACTAAAACTGAGCCTGAAATTCGCGCTAAACAAATATCTAGTGCAACCGGTGTTGCTCAACCATATATTGTAGAATGGGCGTTCAAATGTCACGACGGAGATCTTTTAGAGAATGAAGTCCACAAACATTTAGATGGGTATCGAGTTGCCACTAATAGAGAATTTTTTCAAATAGATATTAATGAGGCTAAAAAAGCCATTGAATTTTTGGGAGAACGATATATTTAAAATTTGGATATCTAATAATTTGGTTGTATATTTATATATATGGATAATATGGAAACAAGGTTTGAGCTGGAGCAGCTTTTACTAAACGAACTAATTTTCTTGCAAAAGAAGAAAGAAGAATACTGGAATTGCCATCCCGACAATCCCGAAGGAATAGACCCTATAGCTGAATATAATAGAACAGTTCACGAAATAGGTGTGCTAATGGAAAAAATCAAGAATTTAAATAATCATTGATATGCCTCGATGGTGAAACAGGTAGACACGCAGGACTTAAAATCCTGTGACTGATGAAGTCGTGCCGGTTCGATTCCGGCTCGAGGTACAGCAAGGGGAGAAAAAGGAAAAGAAAACGGCTGCAAGGTGATCTAGACACTGCGCAGGTAGCCCCTTACCAATTTTGGTCCTATAGCTCAACTGGATAGAGCAACAGCCTTCTAAGCTGTAGGTTACAAGTTCGACTCTTGTTAGGATCACAAAAAAATATTTTCAAAAAACATAAAAATAATTTGGATATTTAATTTTTTGTTATTATATTTAATCATGTTAAACAATTTAAAAAACAAAGTTATGAAAAACATGTTCGTGTTAATGCTCGTTTGTGGTATGATTGCCACTGCTTGCTCAACCAACGAATCCACCACAACCGAAACTACAAGTGAGCCTGTAGATTCAACTCTTTTCCAAGATACTGTGGAATTAGGTGGTGGTAGTGTTGATACTGCTGCTGTAGCACAGTAATCAACTAAGTCAGGTGGCGGAATTGGTAAACGCATGAGTGTAAGTTGCTCTGGACTTAAACAACTATAAAATGTGTCCATACAGGTTCGAATCCTGTCCTGATTACTAAAAAATTAAAAAGTTATGAAATTAAAAACCACACCATTTGATATATTTTACTATTTAGTAGTAGGTTTCTCATCCTTAATAATTTTACTTTGGGTTATTCTACTTATCTTTAAAGGAATTACATTATTAATGTAAAAAAATCGTTCCTGTAGCTCAGCAGGTTAGAGCAACTGACTCATAATCAGTTGGCCGTAGGTTCGAGCCCTACCAGGAACACTAAAATATGAAAAAATTTCATTCAGTAGATAATGGTTATGTTGACCCTATAGAGCATACATTGGGTGTACTAAAAAAGTATCCATCAACCAAAATATATATTGGTACTGATTCTCAAAATGTGGGAATACAAACAGTATATGTAACTGCTATTGCGTATAGATTTGGTATTAGAGGAGTTCATTATATTTATAGTAAAGAAAAAGTACCTATCATAAAAGACCTGTTCAAGCGTTTATTTGAAGAATGTTCTCGTACAATAGAAACCGCTGAATGGTTTACTCAACAAATAAATGTAAAAATAGAGCTAGATATGGATTATAATGAGGATGAATATTGGCCTTCTAATCGTTTAGTATCTGCTACTAGAGGATGGGCGAGTTCTTTGGGATATAAAGTAAATATAAAACCTTATTCTCAAATTGCTACTAAAGCAGCAGATTATCATTGTTCATAATATATCGCGGAGAAGAGCAAAGGCTGTTCACTGGGCTCATAACCCAGGGGTTGTGGGTTCGAATCCCACCTCCGCTACAAAGATCAGTTAAAGAATTAAAAAATGTATATTTATATGTAGAATGGATATAAATAAAATATTCAACTCGTTTACTAGCGAGGATGACAACATTGTAGCAATTGATTTTTCTGAGCATCCCACTTATTTATTGGGGATGTTTAAAAAAATAATACTTAATCATAAAAATTTCTTTATAAAAAATCTTATTTTTCTTTTAAAATCAGATCCTGATATTAATCATAATGATGTTGAAAGTTTAGGAGATATGCTTATATATAATAGAGCTTTTTCTTACATAGAAAAGATAGACCTATCTAATGATGCTCATATACAAGCTATAGAGAATAACTACACCCCCCAGCTAATGGCATCGTTAGATTCTGCTATTTTATATTTTGAAAATGTAGAAGAATATGAAAAATGTGCTATTATATTAAAAATTAAAAAAGTATTTGTAGAAAAAGTAAAATAAACTTGGTTTTATTTAATATTCTACTTATATTTCCATTATAAAACTATTACTATGAAAAACAGAAATATCATAATGCGGAGATTAGAAAAAGCAGAAGGTAATATTTCCAAACTATTTTTAGTACTTCAACGTGCTGGATCTAGAGAAGAATTTGAAGCTATTCTTAAAGATACGCAAGAAGTTATCCAAGATGCTAAAGCCTTTGTTCAACAAGAACCTATGGGATCATATGAATTTTAAATTAAAATAAACAGTTATGAAACTTACCGCAGAACAAATTCAAGAAAATTGGGATTATTTTATCCAACACATTAATACTTGGATATCATCTCCTCGTAAAGAAAAACTCCTAGAATTTTACGAACAATATAAAGATCGTTTAATTCTGATGCCTGCTGCTCATAAAAAAGAATACCACAATGCTTTTCCAGGAGGTTATATCGAACACGTTAATCGCGTTGTAGATTGTGCTCTTAAACTTAATAATTTATGGGGTGAAATGGGAGCAGATTTAACTACATACACTATTGAAGAATTAGTATTTTCTGCTATTAACCACGATTTAGGTAAAATGGGAGATGAAAATAACGAATCCTATATTTCTCAAACAGACCAATGGCGTAGAGAAAAATTAGGCGAAGATTATATGTTTAACAATAAAGTAGCATTTGCTTCCGTTCCTGATCGTGGCTTATATTTACTTCAGTCTCATGGTGTTCAGTATTCATTTAATGAAATGTTAGCTATTCAAACCCATGATGGTTTATACGATGAAGGTAACAAGAAATATCTTATGGCTTATATGCCTGAACAAAAACCACGTACTTGTCTTCCATTTATATTGCACCAAGCAGATTTAATGGCTGCAAGAATTGAGTTTGAAAGAGAATGGTTACCAAAATTTAAAAATTCCGTGGAGTCTCCTAAAAAGAATTTTACATTGGATACTAGCACTAAGTCCAACACTAAACCTGCTATAAACAAACAACAAAAAGCACTAAGCACACTTAAAAGTGAAAGTTTAAAAAATCTATTAGATAATATATGATAATTCTAACAATAATTTTAGCGTTAATGGTCGTGATCCTAGGATACACGACCTTTAATCTTCTACGTAAAAACGAAAAACAAGAAGATATCCTTACAGGATATATGATTTATCTAAATAAAATTTCTAAAGTTATAGATGAATCAGATAAAAAATTAAAAGAAATAGATCATCGAGGGTCATTTAAAGCAGATGATGAAATTGGTTTTTTCTTTGAAAGTATTAAGAGTATTCAAACTATTCTCAATTCTTTTAATATGAAGAATTTATAATGGTATATTTTACTCAAGATACGGAAGATGCAATCGTTAAATACAATAACGAATTGGACCCGGTTATTAAAAGTAAAATATATGAAAGAAAAATACATTATCCTTTCTTTAAATTAACCGAAAATATAGTTCACACATTTAAATTTTATTATACCGAAGTTGAAAATATTGAAGATTTGCAACACGAGGTAATAACATTTCTTCTCTCCAAGATACATTTATTTGATCCCTCTAAAGGAGCCAAAGCATACTCTTATTTTGGAACAATAGCAAAACGCTATTTAATACTATCTAATCAGAAAAACTATAAAAAAAGATTAGATACTATCCCAGTAGAAGAAATATATGAAGATGAAAATTATTCATATGAATTAGAAGAAAATAATACTAATAATAAAATATCAGACTTTATGGATCTGTATGTAGAATTTTGTACTAAAAATATATTTAATATTTTTCCAAAAGAAGCAGATGCTCGAGTAGCCGATGCTATATTGGAATTATTCCGTAAAAGAGAACATTTGACCATTTTTAACAAGAAGGCACTTTACATTTATATTCGCGAGCAAATCGATGTTAAAACACCCAAAATTACTAAAGTAGCTAACCACCTATACAAATTATATAAATCTCATTATTTATTTTATGAAGAAAATGGTTATATAAAAATTTGATATAACTATATTTATAATAAAATATTATGAGCCAATTTGATAAAATAGTATTTGGTAAAAAATCTTTTTCTAATATTTTAGAAGAGATATACGAAAACCAAAAGAAAAAAGACAAACAAATATCCACGCTTATTTCGGAATTAAAACCATTAATAAATGAAATAGGTGATGCTACTCTTATAGTTCCATTAATTAAAGAATATATGGAAATAGGAGTTAAAAACGACGATTTACTTATTAAAATGGCTGCTTTAGCTCAACGAGTTATAGCTAGCCAAGCATCAGGCGACCCATTAACAATATCAGATGCTGAAAAAGAACAATTATTAGCTGCTATTAACAATATAAAGGAGGAGTAATGGGTAGTCGTTTTGATGTTCTTTACGATGGATTCAATGATGTATCCCAAACTTCAATCAATAATGGAAGAAATGAAGAAAGAGATTATACTTTAAATAATCTTATTATTTCTGCTAGAGTAGTAGATATTGTTTTAGATGATAGCAATCCTATTTTATTTAATCAAGTGGGTGGGTGGAATGGTTTAGGAACTATTTTTTATGATAGAGATTTAACTAATCCCCCAACATTTACAATTAAAAATACTGCTAAACCATTATATCCTAATTTAAAAAATTATCCTTTAATAAATGAAATTGTTTATTTAGTCATATTACCAAGTAATAATATTGGTGAAATAGCAACGAACCAAAATATATACTACATAACACCAGTTGCATTATGGAATCATCCTCATCATAACGGATACCCTGCTGATCCTCTTAGATTACCTTCTTCACAACGAGTTGATTATAATCAAAGTTTAGCAGGAGCTGTAAGAAAAGTTACTGATCAATCTACTGATATATATTTGGGGAATACATTTGAAGAACGTTCATATATTCGTCCTCTTCTGCCCTTTGAAGGAGATGTAATAATGGAAGGGAGATGGGGTAATAGTATTCGTTTTGGTTCTACAGTACAAAATGCTCCTAATCTTTGGTCAATTACTGGATCAAATGGTGATCCTATAACTATTTTAAGAAATGGGCAAGGAATTAATAGTGGAGAAGGTTGGATACCAACAACAGAAAATATTAACATTGACAATTCTTCTATTTACCTAACATCGACTCAAAATGTTCCATTAAATGTATCTAGTACAAATAATTATAAAAGCTATACAACATTACCTGATAATCCCCCTCCAACAAAACCCTTTGAATATCATGGGAAACAAATCCTTATAAATTCAGGAAGATTGGTATTTAATACTAATCAAGATCATTTATTATTATCTTCTAAAAAATCTATTAATTTAAACGCTGTTAAAAGTATTAATTTTGATACTTCTGGGCCTATTGTTCTATCTACCTCAACATGGACTAGTAAAATTGGGGGAATATATTTAGGTAGTCCTGAAATAGGAAAAACAGAACCAGCTGTGATGGGAGAACAGATGTATGAATTAATTTTTTCATTATTAAATGATTTAAAAGCATTATTTGATACTATTGAAAAAGAACTTTGTAATCCCTTCCCCAATACCGCTAATGATGCTTTTAAAGCAGCTAATAATATTAATGTTTTATTAGATAAATATAAAAAAGATGATCAAAATAATTCTCTTTTATTATCCCAAACTGTTCGCACAGCAAAATAAAAATATATAATGGCTGATTTAAAAGGATATATAAGAATAAATTATACTTTAGTTAATTCCGAATCCTCACTACTTCGTATAAGATTATTTCTAGATGAATTTAGTCTTAGTAAGAATGAAGGAAGAGAAATAAAAATATCAGGGGATGGATCATTTACCATTAATAATTTTGATCCTGGATCAAATTATATTTTCTTTGAAAGGAGTCCTGATAGTCAATATGCTCTATTTGGTACAAATACCCGAGAATTAACTATCCCTTTTCCTTCAAATTCAGATGTAACAAGAGGATATAATCAACCTCTTAAGGTTATTCCTTTTCCTACTCCTGATAGTAAAGGAGATTATGTATTTGATTTAGAGAGCTTTTCATATCAGTTGGATGAGACTAACATAGAATCTACTAAATTAAATATTTTTAAATTAGCATTATTTAGTGATTTAATAGAGCCTGCCCCCGGATCTTTAAATATTGAAAATGAATTGGGTGGCTTAGACATACAAGTATTAGATAGTAGATTAAATCAAATAGATTATTTATTGTACGATAATTATAGTAAAAATGAAGAATATTATAGAAAGGATGATCTATATAAACCATATAATTATAAGATTATATTAGGTAACAAGGGAACAGATGAGCCAACAGGATTAATAATTTTTGAAAGTAATATAATAACTATAATTTATGATAAAAATGAAAAATTTAAAATATCAGATCCTAACGCCCCCCCTAAGATTCCTTTTTTATTTCGATTTTCTCCCAAAAAAGAAAACACACCATATCTTCCCTTTTATATTGAACCTTCTAATGGTGATTCGTTCTCTTATTCTAGTAGAATTAATGAAAAAAATGAAATAATCCAACAAGTACCCAAAATAGAAATCGTTAACGATGAAGCTTTTTCCTATTATGTTCCTAATAATTATGTATTTGAAGAAGAGGAGGTTCCTAGTGCTGAAACTGAAAAATTTAAAGTAGACTTTCCATATGAAGTTCAAGAGTATGAATTTGATATTCCTTCACGATTTCGTGTTCAGTTAGGAACTATAATTAGGCAACTAATAAGGAGAATAAAAGATTTTGTTACTAATGCAATAACTAGAATTATATTAGAAAAATTAGGAGTAAAACCTCAAGTCTTAACTTTTCTTATAAAACGAGATTTTTCAAATCCTGCTACATTGCAATTAATAAGATCTTTAGGAATCCCTTTAGCTATTGATCCTCAAATATTACAAGATTTTTTTAAAGGCAAAATAAAATTAAAAGATTTACCCCCCTCAGAAAGAAAAAGAATTTTGTTAATGTTGCTTCCTCTTTTACCTCCTATTTGTCCTCCCCAACCTATTTTAAGACAAATAATTATTACTAGAAATAATATTTTATCTGCCTTAGAAACAATAAATTCTTATATACAAAGCATATCCTTTACTATAGTAGCTATTTCTGCTGGATTAAGATTGACTAAACGAACAATATTAACTATAAGGGTTATTAAAAAAACCATTTTATTGACTGCTAAAGCACTATCAAAGGTTACGCCTCCTATAAGACTACCAGCTCCACTTCAAAGTACTTTAAATGACCTTACAGAACTAGCAGATAAACTTAGATTTGCTCCTACTGGTACTCCTAGATTAGATAAGTTAGAAGAGCTTATTAAATCTGTAGAACCTCCTTTAACCTTAGCTAGTTCTGTTATAGGACAAGCTGTAATTTTACTTAATTTTTTAGATTTTTTATTGATAAAATGTTCTTTAGAAAACGGAATAGAAGAAAACGGAATAGAAGAAAATATAACCCCTATATCTGAAGAATTAATACAAGCAGCTAATAGACAACAAGTTGCTTCTGAAACGTTAAATGGGGCTTTATATAATGGATTTATAATAAAAATTGAAGAAGTGCCATTTAGTCCTACTGTTATCCGTAGAAAAGCAGTTGGAATTAATCAAAGCGGGATCAAACTTATAGAAACACCTTTATCATTTACTACTAATCCTCAATTTTTAATTGATGAACTTAAATTTATTATTGACAGAGACGATTTAAAAGCTTACTAATTTAATATTTATAATCATGAAAACCCAAGACTTTAAAAAAATCATCAAAGAAGCTGTAAAAGAAGCTATCCAAGAAGAACTTAAGGATATCCTTCTTGAAGCAGTCCGTTCTCCAAAGACAATCGTAAACGAATCTAGAGACACATACGCACAACCCCACATTGAAAAACCGCGCCAATTAACCCCCCAAGAACGTAGAAATATGTTTTCTGGGATGTTAGAAGAAATGCAACAAGGTGGGGTAGCTACATCAGCATATGCTGGGCAATTTCAACCTAAATCTACAGATACTGTAAACGGAGCATTACCTGATGGAAGTGTTGGTTTAGATCAAATAATGAACTTAATGAATAAATAATGGCATTCGGAGCAAAAAGGATATTCCCTATAGATACTAAACCCGGAACAGGGGTTGGGGTGGCTATTCCTTTTAATGCTCCCGGAGTGTTTAGGACAACTTATACTACAAAAGATGCTGTTAGAAATAATCTAATAAATTATTTTTTAACAAATAAAACCGAAAGATACTTAAACCCGAATTTCGGTGCCAATTTAAGAGCTTTTATTTTTGAACAACTTACAAGTGGAAATTTAGATTTCCTAAAACAAGATATCCAAGCACAATTAACCGCGTTTTTCCCTAATGTACTCGTTCAAAAATTAGAAGTAACCGGAAACCCGGACACATATGAAGCTAACGTTATATTAACGTATAACGTTGTAGATACAGGTATAAATGATGAAGTATCAATAACATTTACATAATGGCACAAAGAAAAAACATACAATATATAAACCGAGATTTTGGTGAATTTAGAGCTAGTTTAATAGACTATGCTAAAACCTATTTTCCTACAACCTACAACGACTTTACTCCAGCATCACCCGGTATGATGTTTATGGAGATGGCGGCTTATGTAGGCGATGTTTTATCTTTTTATCTTGACAATCAAATCCAAGAAACATTTCTACAATATGCTCGCCAACCAAATAATCTATATGAATTAGCATATATGTTTGGGTATAAACCAAATGTAACTCAAGTTGCAACAGTAGACCTAGATTTTTACCAACAAGTTCCTGCCATACTATCAGAATCAACTTATATTCCAGACTATAATTATTCTTTATTTATTGGAGGAAATTCTACAGTTTCATCTCCTGCGTTTCCTAATACATTTTTTATTATAGAAGACCCTATAGACTTTTCAGTATCCAGTTCAGGAGACCCTACAGAAACTATTATATATAGTGTTAATAATTCTAATAATCCTACTTTTTATCTTTTAAAGAAAGTTAGAAAAGCCACTTCAGGAACTATAAATACTATTCAATTTTCCTTTGGAGCTCCTCAACAATTTTCTACTGTTAATATAAATGCAGATAGAATTATAGGAGTTCTAGATATATTTGATACTGATAGTAATGAATGGTATGAAGTAGATTATTTGGCCCAAGAAACTATATTTAACAGTATTAAAAATACCAATATAAATGATCCCAATTTATCTCAATACTCAGGAGATACTCCTTATCTTTTAAAATTAGAACAAGTTCAAAGAAGATTTGTTACAAGAGTTATAAATACAGGATCATTACAAATACAATTTGGAGCAGGTAGCGCAACAGACACAGATGAAGAAATTACCCCAAACCCAGACAATGTAGGTATAGGATTACCATTTGAAAAAGATAAACTCACAGCAGCTTATTCTCCTTCAAATTTCTTATTTACAAAAACATATGGTATCGCTCCGTCTCAAACAACATTAACTGTTAGATACTTAACAGGAGGAGGAGTAGAATCAAATATCCCCGCAAATAATTTAACTAGCCTATCAGGAAATATACAATTTTTAAATAATAATTTAGATGTAAACGCAGCTAATATTGTTAGAGAATCATTAGTTGTCAATAATTCTTTGGCAGCAGATGGTGGGGGAGATGGGGATACAATAGAAGAAATTCGTCAAAATGCATCTGCAAATTTTGCAACACAACTTCGTAATGTAACACAAGATGATTATTTAGTAAGAGCATTATCTATGCCTGCTAAATTTGGAGTAGTATCAAAAGCATACATCGAACCTACAAAAGCACAAGCTGTATCATCAGGAGAATCTTTAGGGGTCTTAGATTTGTATGTTTTATCTTATGACATAGATAAAAAACTTACAATAGCTTCTCCTGCTTTAAAACAAAATATAACTACTTATTTATCCCAATATAGAATGGTAAATGATTCTGTAAATATAAAAGATGCTTTTATTGTTAATATCGGAGTAAATTTTGATATTATAGTATTACCTAATTATAATTCAAATGAAGTATTAACTAAATGTATATTATCACTACAAGATTATTTTGCAATAGATAAATGGCAAATTAATCAGCCTATAGTTTTTAGAGATATATATGCTTTATTAGATAGGATTGAAGGTGTACAAACCGTAAAAAATTGTGAAATCACAAATAAAGTAGGTGTAAATTTAGGATATAGTCAATATTCATACGATACTAAGGGAGCAACAAATGGTAATGTAGTTTATCCTTCACTTGATCCTATGATATTTGAAGTAAAATATCCTAATACAGATATTCAAGGTAGAATAGTATCCTTTTAATTAAATAAAATGGCAGTATATAAAATATTCCCCTCTCAAGACGCTACAATATATTCAGCTTATCCTGCTATGAACACAGGATTAGATGAAATCCTAGAAGCATCTACTAATTTTAAAATAGGAGTTACAGAAACAAATGGAGAATATCCTCAAGCTTCTCGTTTTTTAGTTCAATTTGATTCTGATGAAATTACTTATGTAAGTGCCTCTTTAATAGGAACAGCAAGTTGGACCGCTAATCTTAAGCTTTTTGTAGCTAATAATATTGGACTATCTAATACTACAACAGTAGCAGTTAATGCTATTTCTCAGTCTTGGAACATGGGAACAGGGCGTTATCTAAACGACCCTGAAACTCAAAATGGTGTATCTTGGGTTTGGAGATCCTATTCGGGAAGCAATGCTTGGTTGACTAGTGGGTTTGGAGCTGGCTCTACAGGGTCATATAATTTAACTACTAATCCTAGCTCTTCAGGGGGTGGGGTTTGGTGGACAGGATCTCAAGCGTCTCAATCATTTTCGTATTATTCAGATCTAGATTTAAGTTTTAATGTTAAATCTATAGTAGAATATTGGACAGGAAGTGTTTGGCCAAATTATGGTTTTATAGTTAGACAAATAGAATCTCAAGAATTTGTAAATAGCATATACGAACAAACCACATTAAAATATTTTTCTAGAGATACTCACACTATATATCCTCCATGTTTAGAATTTAAATGGGATGATTCAGTATACAATACAGGTAGTTTAACAGTACTAAATACTAATCCAGCTACAGTTTTATTAGCTCAAAATCCTGGAGTGTTTTATGATCAAAGTATTAATATTTTTCGTGTAAATTCAAGACCTACTTATCCTCCTGAAGTATGGCAAACATCTTCTATTTATATAACTAACTATGCTTTACCAGCAGAATCATATTATGCGATAAAAGACTTGGATACTAACGAAATGGTTGTAGATTTCGACACAACATATACTAAATTAAGCTGTGATACATCAGGAAGTTATTTTAAATTATATATGAATGGATTAGAGCCTGAAAGATATTATACTGTTTTAATTCAAACTACAATTCAAGGATCAACAATGGTATTTAATGATAATTATAGCTTTAAAGTTGTTAATGGATAATGGCAAAAGAAAAAATAAACCTCACTAAAACTGTATATGATAAAAATCAATATAGCAGGGTAATTAATACAAAATTTACTCAATTAGCTTTTGTTCCTAGCGCAGCAGCTATAGCTACTACTACTCCTTCTATTAATACTCAAATTAATCAATTTTTTAGTCAATACCAAAAATTATTTTTTGATATACCTAAACTTGGACAAATAAATTCTCATGAATATCTTATACAAACTAGTAAAGAATATATTGGAGGAGATATAGATAATTCTTTAATAATATCTTTAACTAATGAAATAGATCAATTAAGAGAACAAAATAGTCTACTTCAAGAACAACTTTTAGAAATTTCTAATATGCAATTACAAAATAATCTTCCTGATACAATATCTTCTGGGGTAAGTAATATTGGCGGAACTTCATCACCAACTAGTAATGTCGGATCTTATTAATATACAAAGCATTGATCCTATTACATTTGAGTTACAAACATACTCTTCAAAGGATAATTCTTTAATATTATCTAATACACTTTTAACATCTTTTAATCCGGAAAATGATTATATAGAATACTTTATATATAATCTAAACAGAAATATACTATATTCAAATACAATTGGATATAAACAATATACTCTTTTAGATAACCAAGTAACAATAGACCCGGAAACTGATTTAAAATCTTTTGGATACACAGAAGGGCAATACAATACATTATACAACTTTTTAAGTCCTCGTTTAGGATCATCTGCTTTAAACAAATATTATATTGATCAAATTAGTTCTGATAGGACCGAGATAAGACTTAATACTACTGATATACCTAACTTAGA